TTGGTTTTAAATATGTTGGTAAAGCGCGGGCTGTTAATTGCCTTTTGCTGCTGGGCCAGTAAAAAATCTGCTTTTACACTTATGCCGTAATTTGGGTTGGCTTTTAAAAGTATGGCTGGGTCTGTCCAATCATCGCCCTCGTCGATACCGTAAAGCAGTGCAAAAAGGTGATCGTCTTTAGTGCCATTTAACATTGCTTTGCAGCGTAGTTCTAAATCATAACAAGGGCTGTCTAGGTTGGTGCCCGCTGTTGTGATTGTTAAAATCATTGGCTGATCACGCGAGCCCATGCCAGTATCAAATGTGTCGTATTGTTCGCTTGTTGGTTGTTCGTGGTATTCGTCAACGATTGCAATATGCGGCGAACTACCATCGCCAGGTTGACCGATCACAGGTTCAAATACTGAACCGTCGCTGCGCGTTAATTTTTTTGCGTGTACTTGTAAGCCAAAGCGCTTGCGTAGCTTTGGTAATTTATTGACCATTAGCAGCGCGGGTTTAAATACTTCCCATGCTTGCTTTTCATTTGTTGCACCGCAATAAACTTCACTGCCGTATTCATCATCAGCACATAAACCAAATACGCCAACACCGGCGGCAATAATTGACTTACCATTTTTACGAGGTACTTTTAGCATCACCTCGCGAAAACGGCGCTTGCCTGTTTTTTTTACTACCCAGCCAAATGAGGCGGCGAAAAAAAACAACTGCCATGGCTCTAATGTTATGCGTAATTTACGGCGGGCCCATTCGCCTTTTGTGTGCGGCATTTTTTGTATAAACGTACAAATTCGCTCGGCTTTGGCTTTGTCGAATCTGTATTTAAATGCGGGGTCTTTTTCTTTTGCCAGTTCGTCTAAGTGACGTTGGCAGGCTTGTATTACTTGACGGCAATTAGGGATTTTACCCGCCACAACATCACGGGCATATTTGTTCGCCGCGTTTACGTTGGGGTAAGTGGCCATTGTTTAATACTCGTTAAAATCGTCGTCCTCGTCGCTCTTATCATCTTTGCCGCCGCTCAACATTCTGGCGCGGGCCATCGGTGATAAACCAAGTTGATTAGCTAATCTTATTGATTGATTTACGATTAGGTTATGCGCGGTTACGTGCGGGTGTAATTTAAGGCTGCCCGAACTCGATACATTAGTGAAATTTTTTATGTCGGTTAATTCAGCCTCAAGCTTTATGATTTTACTTATCGCATTACAGTAATTAATTAAGTGTGGAATATCTTCGGCCGCAAAAGATTGGCGATCAAACATAATCCCTAAATTTGAATGCCATGCATCAATTGCATGCTGATCAGCTAGTAGCTGTTTTGGGCAGTTTGGTTTTTTTTTAATTGACGTATCGCCAACCGTTAAACCGTTAGCAATTTTGCCAGCGCCAGGCGCGCGAGTTTGGGCCATTTTGAACCTGCAACAAATGTTAACTTGATGATCGTTTAAAGATCATGGATTGATCAAATTTCAATTCTTATTATTTGCGTATAAAAATTTGACTAGATGGCGGTACTGTAGAATGGGCTTTCTATAGACAAAAAAGACCCCCCTACCTATGCAAATTTAGATTTATTGCGGTGTGCGCGTATCTTTCTAGTATTTGAGAAACCGTTTTGTTTCTTTCCCAACCTGTTTTAGTTTTTGCACAAGAATCACAGAAGAATGAAAGGTTTGTTAGCTGTTCCGTGCCACCTTTTGCAACCGGTACAATGTGCTCACAGATAGAACCTGATTTAACAATCGGCTTAGCTTTGGTTAAGCAGTTAATGCATAAACATTTGGCCAAACTCTTTACGTGTTCGCGAGTCTTTACCCAGCGGGCGGTCTGGTAAACGCGCTTACCTTTGCGGCGCTGTTGCTGCTGGTACTTACCCCAACTTGCGTTAGATGCGTGAGCATCGCAATAGCCGTGGCGTTCTGTTGTTGTTCTTCCGCAATTGCGTTCGCGGCAACGCTTAGGTGTAGCATACGCCATAAGTATTCCTTATATATTTAATAAGTATTTAAGTAATACATATTAAATATATATTGAGTACACCGCCGTTGCGGGCGGTGTGCTAATTACTTTTTGTTTAACTGCTCTAACGCTCTTATTCTTTGATTGTATAGCGCCATATCTGTTTCGATACGCGAGCGCCACACTGCAGAGTCTGTAAATTTATTCTGCAAGTCTTTCAATATAATTGACTGACTAGCCAACCGTTCTTCAATGCGCGCGTACTGCAATTGGTTTTGGTTAACAGTCAAACCAACCCAACTAAGCATCCCAATAATGACGGCAGTTAATGCGGCCATGCATAGCTTTTCAAACGCTAACGAACTGCTGCGCTCTGTATTGGTGTTACTCATACTTGGCCCGCCACTTCCTAAGTGCTGTTTTATCTACAGTACAAAGTACGTTTTGATTATGTGATTTAACAGCGAACGTTAACAGCTCGCGGTTAGTGGTAATATCTGATTGCTTAACACTGCAATCGTTAAGGAGGTATGCCGGAGGTAACACCGGCACTTGCTTTGTTATTGTTATTACTTTGGGTTCGGGTGGCGTCGTATAGCACCCGCCTAACATCATCAGGCAAAGCAGTATTGCCCCAATCTTTATTAACCTGCTCATAAATGAACACCTCTTTTAGCTTAGTTTGCACAACGTTTTGTTGTTCGTTCACAGTGTTAAGCGTTGCCAGGTGTTCGTTAAACATTTGCTCTTGTAGCTTATTGTTAGCAATTAGCTTTAGTTTATCCGCTTCACTGCTTTGTAATTCACCGCCCAGCTTTTCTATGCTCGTATTTAAGCGCTTGTTCTCGGCTGCTAACTTGGTGCTTAACTCAATAGCATTGTTATATTTATTAACTACAACATAACCACCAACCGTTATGGCTAAGGCTACCGCTGCAAGTAACGCTGTTTTATTAAGTGATAACATATTTAAAACCCACCTTATTTAAATTAATTTTCAGAACAAGTTACCTTACTAATTAAATTAGCGCTCAAACTATTGGGCTTATTGAAGCTCTATAGTTATGTCATAGATCTGACCTTCAAACGGGGTGTTTTCATGCTGTATTCTATGTCTTAAATTAGATGTACTGCCGATTGTCACTGTGAATGATTCGCTTGTTTCTACACCTTGGCCATTGATTGTTTGCGAATCATCGCAGGCTCTATATCTAAACCCACCCGTACCATTATGCTTGAGTGTCACAAGGTAAACTTGGCCGACTTCAAAACCTGCATTGGTGTCATAATTTGAACCAGCAATTAAATCACCAAAAGCGCCACCGGCTGCCACATCAATTGGATCTTCATAAATCCAGATATTTGTATCAACCCCGTCTGACCTTTGTAATTTATAATCAAACTGAACTAACCAATTGTGCAATGTAAAACTTGATACTGATGATTGTATGTTTTGGTTATCTCTGACATTGCCACAAGGCAGCTTTTCACCGCTTGGGTGTGTTGCGCTATCATCCAATGAGTAGCCATAATCAATAACATCGCCTACGCGCGGTGGCTGACCAACATCAAGTATTAGTTTATCCCCTTGAATTGTTACCGTAGGGTTTATATCTCCACCGCCAGCAGGGGTATAAATAAAACCTTCGGCTGGGCATTGCGGTAGCGTTGTTGCATCTAAAGACAGCCCATTAACAGGGTTTGTTGTTATTTCAATAGTGTTACCTACAACTTGATATGAGATTGGTTGCAGCGGCTTGAAGTCAACGCCATTCATAACTGCAGCGGCACATAAACCGTGGTACTCACCTTGGATTATGTAACCCTCAGCGTTTAAATGTACCCAATCGCCGCTAGTATTATTGAAAAGCCTATTCAATACGTACTTAGGGGCTGCCATGTAAACATCTGAACGAGCATTAACATAAACAAAACGGCTTTTTGCGCACTCTGTAGAATAATAAGCGCCTGTTTGGTCGATGATCATGGGTAAGGATGATTGGCCAGTTATCGCGGCTGCATCCGATTTGTAAGCGTTGTGCAAAGCATCTAGCTCGGCGCTATCTTCTTCCCTTGTTGAAAAGCCTGTTTCACCCTGAATAAATTGCACAAAAGGTATCTTGTACTGAGCATTCATACCCGAGGCAATATCCACGCCTTTTTGCATCATAGCTAAGCCATTTGCATACATTACGCTGCCAGGTGATAACTCAGAAACACTAGAACTACCAAGCCCGTGACTTGCATACAACCACTGCCCATCAATAGCGGATTGCAATGTTTTGATCATTGAATAGCCGTGAGTTTGCCTAGTGGTTTCTTGATATGGTACGACGTCGCTCATATCCTCGGCGGTTATTTCAACATCCTTTAAGGATGTTGGGTTAACGCCTTGATATAGGTAAGCGCCGTTAAGTATGTCCGTGTTTATGGCTGGGTTTGTTGAATCTGTAACGCCAAGCTGTAACGATTGCCCATTGGCTGGTATTAGATATAGAGTGCTTGTATTGTTTAGGCTACTTGACTCTATAACACTATAACCATCAAACGCCATAAACGAGCTTTCATTCCCAGGTACGTAATTATCACCATGAATTAATACACCCTGCCCAACCGAGCCAACAGTACCGATATTAATTTCATTCGCTGCAGGGGCCGTACCCGCATACAGTTCATTACGGTTTAAATCTGTAATGCGCACATAAATTTCACTGAGGGCCGCTGGCACCTTTTTCATATCAAACTTAACTAAATTAGCCATTTCTAACCCCAAGTAAACTGTTCACGCCAAACAAATTGGCCATAAGGAATATTAATTAAATAACGCTGAGCAAAGCCCGCTTGTTTCAACAAAGGCGACGAAATACCCATAACTAAACAACCACGCTCACAATAATGGCCGCCTCACTCAAACCCGAGCCCGCTTTAACATGCACATTATCAAAGCTTTCAACCTCGTCGATTTTCCAATACGGCGGTATTGGATGGCCCGCACCTAAACCGGTTTGGTCGCCGTAACTTACATAAACAATGCTTTGTGTATTTGTGTTTTGTAGCTCAAAAGTCACTTCGCCAGTAGGAACCGTTAAGCCATTATCTAAAAACAATTGCGCTAAAGACGTTTTAACAGCCGATACATTAATTTCTTTATAAGTTTGCTTAGCCATTTAAAAGCCTCTTTTACACGCAAGGCGCGCTTTAATTTGTAATTGATAACGCCTAATGTGCTGCACATATTCAATTGTTTCTCTCGAATAGTGACCCGTCACATCGGGTAAGTATTGGATTATATGAGGGTAAAGAACCTCGCCGCCGCTAAGCTTTTGCGCCTTAAGGCAATTGCCTGCGCCTGCGTTGTAATTGCATAGCGCTAAGTTTTCGCGGTCATACTCTGGCCGAGGGCTCGACCAAAAAGAATATTGCTGCTGCATATAGCGCGCCGCAACTAAAATAGATAAATCAGCATCAAACGGGGAGCCAGCCAAACCGAGCTTGGCGGTTTGTTCTTCCCAAGTAGCGGGCATAAACTGCGCTATACCAGCGGCACCAACGGGGCTAACTGCATCAACTTTAAAGCGCGACTCTTGCCAAAGCTGCGCCTTTAATAAATCAGGATCACGGCCCGCGCTAAACCGCTTAACCGCACTTTTTATTTGCGCATCATAATTACAGCTAAGAGATAACGAGGCCGAATAGCAAGGCAGCACCAATAAGCTGCAGGCCGTATAAAACAGATAACGAGCGATAATCTTTAGCACGGCGGCAATCCTTCACAAGTTGATCAAGCGTATAACCCGCGCGCGAATTAAAATACCGCAGCGCAACACGCAATAACACATAAGCCATAATGGCCAAAAACAAGTTGTAACCTGCACCACTTAAAAACGTATAAAACGCACTCATTATTCACCACCGCATTCAAACTGTTCGGCAATTTCTTTGTATATGCCGCTATTACTAATCGACAACACACACTCAGCCGCGTGATCAAAGTCACCGTAATTAAGTACATGCACTAAAATTCTATTACGGCCAAAGTTGGTTAAGCCCAACATATACACCAAGGCTAAAATGGCACGTTGGCGAGGCATAGACCACTGAGTAAAATCAACATAGGCCATTAGCGGGTCGTAAATATCTAAAATATCACTCGCCAATAAATTAATGGCTTCATCCTCACTCATTGGCTGGTAATCAAAATTACGCTGCAAGTAATCAGGCAAAGGCTTTTTATTAATATCGTGGCCATAACCAATTAAACGTTGGTTATGCTTTGTTTTGCACACCAATGCGGTAAAAGCCACATGGCGTTTTAATTGGTCAATTAAGTTCATCATGGGGCGCTTAAGTTAAGGGCATAAAAAAAGGCCAACTGATTAAGTTGGCCTTGGGCAAGTAACATACAATTTTTTGGGATAGCTTTTTAACTCGGTAGCTTATTTAAAGCTTTACCACCGTGACAAAAACAATACATTTTTATGCCAAGCTTGTAAACACCTAAAATGTTATTTATTTAAATAAACACAATTTATGTTTGAATTAACGACAAAAGAGCAACCTTTTAATTATTGTGACGCGTCACAACTTAAGATTAACCACCCCAGCGGGGTTAGCTAACTGCTGTTCTAAACGCTCTTTATCGCGGCGTATTAAAGTACTTATATATTCATCAACACTGTATGGCTCTTTCCCCTCACCCGCGCGAACTTGGCAAAGCATCGCTAATGTTTCACGCTCAGATTCAGATAAACCCACTTCAACACGCTTAACATTAAACTTAGCCAGGCGTTCACGGCTTTTACGTTTACGCTCTGCCGCAGCGGCGCGCTTTTTTTCTACTAAATCAAGCTCAGGGCTGTTTTTCATATTCATATTCCTAAGAATAAAATGGCGTCTAAGGCTAGGCTCTACACGCTCTGATTGGTGTAACAAATATTTCTTAGCCACGCTAACATTTATATTTGGATTTGCTTTAACCCACATTTCAGAGTTGGTTAAATCATCCGAGGTGTCGAGCGTGTAAAGGCAAATAAATTCATTGTCAGCAAAATGACCCACTTTAAATGCGCGCTCTACTAAAACCTCAGCTTGATTGCTAACACTGGTAAAAATACATTGTGCATTTAATGTAGAATCAAAAACCATTGACTCGCCTTCTGCAACCTCAAGAGTATTAGCCCTCAACTTAGGGGCGGGCGCAATTAAGTGCATTTTAGCTGCGCTATCTTGTTTTATTTTCTCAAACCTACCGTGCAGATATTCAATTAATTCAGGGTGATTTTTTGCAGAAATAAATGCATTTTTATAAATACCAAAATGCAGGGCTGTAGATGCCAATAAGTGAGACATTATTGTAAGGCCGTTTTTACGACCCGCAGAAAGCGCGACTTTTTTATACCTCAACTTACCGTTGGCCTTGCAAACCCAACCAAACACATTTACAAAAAAGAAAACCTGCCACGGCTCTAACTTTATATTTTCTTTGTTCACCGCCCAACGGCCCATAGTGTGTTTATGGGTTTCAATGTAAGCACAGCACTTAATTGCCTGTTCTTCGTTTAACCTAAAAGCAAACTCCGCACTTAAAGCAGCTGCCCTATTTGCTAAAAATTGGGTCGCTTGCAATCTCATTGCATCACAAAGGCTCTCTTGACTAGTGGCGTAATCAATCGCTATTTGAATGTAATCTCTTTGACCAAGCTTTATATTAGCAGTCACTTATCACCCCCAGCGCACAAAGCACACCCTCAAGTGCAAAGGCCAGCCCGGTAACCACCAACGCCAACGCTATAAAAAAGCCAATAGCGCACAATATATTCATAATATTTAACGGCTCGTATTCTTCATTTTTGTTTTTCATAACTAACTCTTTTTTACTATTCATTGAATACCACACATGCGCGCGGCGTTTTGGGTTGCTGCTCATTTATTTAGCTCGCTTTTAAATCGCTCCATGCGTTCCATATCGCACACATTAAGCTCAATACTTAATGCAGCAATTTTTAAAATACGAATAGCCCTTAAGCTCGTAAGGCCTTTTTTATTTAGGTGGCTAACTAAATTAGCGGCTTGGTATGTATCAAGCTCTGAGTCTTTAGAAACACTATGATCACTCATCAGGCCCACTCTTTTCATTGGGTAAAGTGCTGTTGTGGACAGACTTTCCAAGCCAGAGAAACAAGCGACCTAAAGAATTAAATACTTGCATTATTGGGTGTGCAATAACGTTGTGTACCCACCAGTTTTTATAAAACATTACATTTCTCCAATTAATGATTTAGGGCGAGCAAATAACAGCGCGCTGTTTTGTAACTTATCAATCGACTGCTTACGGCCATCAATGCTTATTACTTTAATTTGCGGCTCTGCCAGGTCTTTTTGTTCAACCACAAAGCGAGGGTTGTTAATTAAATTGTTCATATAGCGTTTACCGTGCTGGGTCGATTGGCCAAAAATGCGGGCTATTTCAATAGCTGTATAAAACTTACCCGCGTTCAATAACGTCTCTGCTGCTAACTCTGTACTCATTATTCTTCCCTCGGTGGTTTGCATTTAGGCATAGGTATTTGAGTACTTACACTTGGCAACCCAAAAGGCTGATAACCTGTAATTTCTACATTGGGCGATTTAACGCGGCGCTTAATTTCTAAATCAACATTTACAGAACCCGCGCCCATGGCGTAGGCCAATAACACCGCTGCAAACATCAAAACCGCAATAAACGTTAAAGCGCCTAAAAATTCAGTAGTTGTAAGCTGTAAAATAATCACAAATAAAGTCCTTTTTTTATGGCTGTTCTAAGTCGTGCGCTAGGTGCAAGGTTTGAATATTTATCCTTTGCCAAATACTTAAGCACCATGCACACTAAATGTGCGCGCTTATATGCTTTATTAAGATGCACAATATTATTTGTTTGCTGGCTAAGCTGTGCAAAAAACACCGCGCGGTCTAAGTAATGATTAAAGAACGGCAATAATAAAAACTCGTCCGAAATATCAGGTTTTAGCAATACCGCTTTTTCAAACTCGGATTGGGTAAGGTCGCGCATAACAGCAAACGCGCAAATAGTTACGGATACATTGACGAGCTTTTTACCGCGCGGGCGCGGTGCTATTTGTAACTTATGGCCTGCTAATAATTCCTGCGTAGCAAACTCTAAAAAATGCGTTTGCCATGGCTCTAAAGGCTTATCAAAAACATAAGCCGAAAACTCGCTTAATTGTTTAGCACGACGGGCAGTGTCTTTATCATTATTATGATTTTCAACTTCCTTGGCTGTTTTTCTTCTTTGAATTGTGCCAGCAAGTTTTTCAACTTCTCGCAAATCAACAGGGCGGCTATTTATAAATCTAAAATCAGGCATTACGCTCTCCCAACAATTCACGCGGCACACCCATTGAGCTAACTAGCTTTTGGCTGCGTGTATTTAAAATTTCATCAAGTCGTTCAAACACAACTTCACTTTCATAGTGAGTACCATATTCATCTACAAATATTTGAATGCCTTTTTCTACCCTGTCAATAACCGTAAAATCTAACGGTGTTAACTGCCAAGGGTGCTTAATTTCTAGCGCTAATTTAATAGCAAAACTCAACTTATTTACTCGCATTTCATCTTCCTTACTGTAAAACACTAAAATAGCGCCCCAATCCTTTGTACAACTTAGATTAAGCGTGCGCGTTAAAATCGTAGGGTCTCGCCACTGTCTCGGCTTCAACTGCTGTTTTCACATCAACCAAATGCTGAGCCCACAACGTTAAAGACTCACGTTTTTTAATAGCACCGGTTGTTTGTATGTAGGTTTGCTGTAACTCTGTTAGCGCGTGATTTAAAAGCAGTTCAGCAATGAGCGAATCAACCCCCAAATCAAGCCAGCGGCCACGGCAAAACTTACGTAAATCATGCGCCGTATATTTCCCATTACTAACTTGTTGCACGTATTTATTAGCCTCATTTTCATTAATAGGGCCGCGTGTTTTAGCTGGGAAAATGTAAGCACTACGCGAGTATTTAGCTTGCTGCTTATGCCAGGTAATTAACTGATCAAACGCATAATCACTCAATTCAATTACATGCTCATTTGTTTTTGTTATATCTGCAGGTAACGTCATACGCTTATTAAGTGTATCTATGTGATCCCAACGTAACTGGCGGGTTTCACCAATACGGGTAGCGTGTAGCAACATAAACCAGCAAAGCATATAAGGGGCGCTCGTTGGGTTTAATAAATCACACGCTAATTCAGGCTCATTTTTAATAGATAACTTTGATTTTTTAGGCTCAATTTTTGTAGGAATAAACGTTTTAAATGTCGTATCACTTAAAGGATTAAATTCTATTAACTGACTTTTTTGTGCTTGGCTTAGTGAACGTTTTAATAACTGAAAGTGTTGGCGAACCGTGCTTAACTGGTACGCGTTTTGTAATGGCCATATCAACTCGTTTTCGCATACAAAGTTATTAAATCTTATTAAATCGCAGTGGCCCACAAGCGGGATCAAGTGTTTACTAACTGACGACTCAATATTAATGCGGCGTTTTTTACTAATGCTTTTATTACTTAATTCGCGTTCTAAGTACCACGTAAGTAACTGCCCTAACGTTTCAAAACGACTAACTAAAAGCGGCTTATCTAACGCATGCTTAACAAGTAAGTCAGGCACCAACGCAAGCGCCTTTTGGCAATTAAACACCGGCCATGTACCAAACTTATGCCATTTATCGGCTTTAAAATCGACGATGTACCAGCTACCCACCTGCAGCGATGCATGCATTTTTAAAATTAACGGATAACGAGGATCACGAAAGCGGTTAACCTCAGCGCTTGCATGGGTTTTTATTAAATTATCCGTTAAATTTGCTTTTAATGTAGCCATGGCTTACACACCTTTTGCACAAAAACTGTGCATAACTAAAGTTCGTACTGCTGTTTAATATCTCGCGCCGCTAACAAGCTTTCTTGCACTCTGCGACGGCGTACCAGTGCTGGCTTAGCCTCTATTCTTTTTTCTTTAGCTGCGCGCTTTCGCCACCCTTCATAATGTGTTTTTGATTGCCCCATAGGCTCTAAAAAGTTATCGCTCATAAATCACCTATTTCCATTTAAAATTACGTAAAAGCTGAAACCCTAAAAACATACAAAAGGCAGCGAATAAAACGACCGGAATACCTAAAACGACTAAAACCCAAATTGGAATTGTAAAACTCATAAATCACCTGTTTTAATTAAAGAACTTTCAACGCATACGCGTGCATCTTGCAAGCGACGGTTGTAGGTTCTTAAGCTCATACCCATGCGTAATGCGCGGGTTTCTCTGTTTGCATCAATTGGCAAATTAGGCAAAAACAACGCCCCATACTCAACGCGGCACACAGTAACGGCCTGTTTATTCGTTACCATAAATCGCATTAAAGCCGATTCAATATTAAGCTCTACGCATTCCACAATTGGGGAGCAACCCCCGCCTGAACGATCAAAGCTGTCACCGTCCATAATCATTTGTAAAATTGATTTTGCGGTAGTCACTTGCCCCGTATGAACCCAGCGCGCCCACTGTTCAAAATAGCGCTCTAAGCGGGCCTTATTGTGTGAATGTCGTAAGCTACTCATAATTACTTAGCTCGCTGCCTAAACTTGCGGTGTTTCACCTTGCATTCGCTTAACAGCTCATCAACGGTAAACACATGGCCAGGTAAACCGCTAAACGTTAAATGCGGCACATAATGCAAATCATGCAGCGGGCTTATTTTTATTTCAGTCGTGTAAAGCGGTGAAAGTGCCCCGTATTGGTGGCACACAACCGCCCCCATCCCACGCAATAAAGCAAGCTCACGGCCTGTTTGTGGGTTTGAAACCACCGTAACGCGGCGCTCTGTTTTGCGATCAGGTATTTGGTTTAACTGCGCAATGCGCAATTCAATATCACCAATACGCGACAAATTAACGTGATCCGATAGCCCTGCATGTTGGTGCTCTATATAGCTAAACGCCTTTTTAAGCGACTCGCCTGTGTTGGCATACAAAACAATAATCATGCGCTCACCTTCTTTTTATTTTGGTTGTTGGTGTAATCCTGCTGCCACTTTTGCACGTCTATTTTGTTACCGCTTTTAAGTACAATAATTTGGCAGTTTTTAGGATGAGGGAACCGCTCACACGCGTAATAACTTCTAAATGTGCGATACCCAATACCCAAAAAGCGGGCTGCCTTACCACCGCCATTTTCACCAAACGTACTATCTACCCATTTTGAAAACGTCATTTGAACACCTTTTATAGTATATAAATAAAATAACACAAAGTGTGTTAAAAATGAAACACAAAGCATGTTTATTTAATGCTCAAACCGTGACGAATGACACAAAGTGTGTTAACTTTTCAATAAGCAAGCTTAATTGGGATTCGTTATGACAGAATTAACCACCACAAACACAGTACAAAGCACTGATAAAAAATCAGAAAGGATGCGCAAAGCCCGTATAAATGCAGGCTTATCGCAACGTGAGGCCGCCGAAAAAATCGGGGTTGGACAATCGCGCGTATCTAATTACGAAAACGAAATAAACAAAAACGTACCGCCTGAGTTTCTTAAACTTTGCGCCAAAGCCTACAACTGCTCACTAGAGTATTTATACGGCTTTACCGACGAAATTGAGGGCGGCTATGCATACCGCCCAATCAATAAAGACAGCGTAATAGCAATCAATAAAAGAGAGCTAGCAAAGCAAAAATTAACCTTTCAAGACCTAGACGAAATAACCGTAACAGACAGCGCAATGTCA